CTTCGCCATTTATACCCCCTTGCGCCTCTTGATTCATAGGCGGTGGTGTTATTTTTTTACTTGTTAAAAGGCTCAAATCTATGCCGTATTTTTCGGCGAGTGCCTTTTCTTCTGCCATTTGAATTAACAAATCTTCGAAATCTATTCCCTGCTCGGCTAAAATTTGGGTTCTGGTGGTTAGCCCGTTATCCATTTCTAAAACCTTGCCTTGCGCATCTTTCAGTGGGTCAACCCAGCCCCATCGTCTCGCCTGCCACTTTATACTGGTAAACCTTTTAATGTCTGTATATGGTATGCTTACTTGGTTAGATAAAATAGCAAAAGGCAACCATTCGTTGTAAACTCTATCTAAAAAATTACTTATAAACCATTCTTGTATATCTTTCCAAAATTCCCTTACTTCCAACTCAGAAGCTCGCAAAGAAGAATAGTTTACGCTTTCATAGTCGTTAGCTATTGTGTTATATGCTCCGCCTATTCCCGACGAAATACCTCTCAATAAAGCTTTGTTAAAGTTCTCAAATTGGGTGTTCGGACTGCTTGGATTAAAAGGTTTAAAATCAACGCCTGGTGGTAATTTCTCTAATATTCCTGGTTCAACCTCTGATATTATGTCGCCGTTTTCTTCTTTATCGCCTGTATATTCCGCGCCCTCTAAACTCTGGGTAAAAAAGCCCATTTTTGCCGAACCAATTCTTGCACCAACAAGCTCCGCCTCTTCGTATGCTCCAAGCATTCGGAGCTTAATTATTGCCGAAACAAACCACGGTATACCTCTGGTCTGGGTAGGCCTTTCTCGTATAAAAAGATGTATCATTTCGTCTGCTGGCACTCTTATATGTTTAACACCTTGTGTGCTTAAATCATACGGGTATCGATTAAATAACCAATATGCAACAGGCTTTCCGTAACCATCTTTCTCTACGCCCATTACGATTGAATTCCCGTTTGGCAAATCTTCGTAGAGTTTTTCGTCCAATAAATCGCTCTCTAAAATCTGTAGCCCAAAATTAAATGGGTTATCGTATCCCTTAACTATTCTTATCAAAACCTCGCCATCAACGGCAACCCTTCGCATTGCCAACTTACAAATATCTCTAAAATTAGAGCCATCAACGCCCGCTACCTTGCCCCATTGTATCCAAGCTTGCTCGACTTCGGTATTTTTATCTGAGTCAGGTAAATTCTTATATTTAGTTTTTGCTTGGCACTGGAGCTTAACTCCATTATGCCCAATTACGTTTTGCTCAACCTCTCTAAGAAACTTTCTTGCATAGTCATTATTTCTCTCGAGGTCTCTTGTTCTTGCTCTTAATCTATATAACGCCCACCTTAAAATATTGTCTGCGGATAGATTTGTTGTAAACCAATCAGAAGTAAGCCTATTTGCTATTGCCCCCTGATAATATCTTTTAGATTTTGCAATCTTTTGGGTTTCTTCAAACGCTCTACTTTTTTTAAAGATATCTAATATGCTCAATTAAACCCTCTAAAATTAAACCAATTATTAACATCAGAGACAAACCTTACTTTAACTTGGTTGCTTACTGGCTCCAACCCTTTAGCTTGTAACTCTTGCTTATAAAGAAATTTATATCTATTCCACTGTTTGAATAATTCTTCGTGCGTCATACTAATAAGCTTTTTATCGCCTAATGTATATTCTTTTTCGCTTCTCGAAGCTCGCCCTTCAATTACTGCCTCTATCGCGTCAAGGACTTTTTTAATGTGGCTTCGGTCATCGACGGGGTTAGCATAGGGGTCTGGCAATATATTTATCTCGCCCAAAAATACCGTATTAACTTCTGTTCCTTTGCTAAACCTCAAAACAACTTGGTATTTACCCGCCACCCAAGAGCTATTTGTTATAGCCGTAAAGTAGTATACATCTTCGATAATCGAGGCACTAAAATGGTATGTATCTTTAGAATTATAAAAAATTACGATTGCCGTCCAACCATTTAAAGGATTATATTGCCCATTTGTATCTATTTGTGTTATGTCAAAAGTGATTGTGTCGCCCGCATAGGCTTGCAAGGGTAGCATATTTACCCCCTCTTTGGTTTGGGTTATTATATCAAAATAAAAACTAAAAATCCACTACCAGCCATTAATCCAAGAGCTTTTACGCACTTTTTGCTTTAATGGTTTTTTGTTATTTAAATCACCTTGCAAAGGGTTGGGTATTTCATCAAATTTTGCCTTTAATTTCTCAAGGTTGTTAGATTCTTCGGCTTCTTTTAACAAATTCTGCTCAATTTTATCAAAATTGGGTTGCAAAACCGTTATTCCTGCTAAATTATAGCACCAAAGGTCAAGAATTTCGTTTCTATCTCTTATTTTTACATACTCTTTAACAGAGAATCCTTTTATTTGTTTTATAACAGGCCTTTCTGCTAAGAGTTGTTCGAAATATTCATCGTCGCAAGACTTGTTAAAATGAATAAATCCGTTGCCTTGTGTCTCTATTTTAAGCCTTCCAAATAATACATCTTTAGCCGAAAAGGTTCCAATAGGGAACATCTTTACGCCTTCTCGGCCGACAAGTCTAGCTCTGTTTACTATCGGAGCGCCAAAAACACCAACGCCCTTTATTGCGTAAACCCTTCGCATTTGTCTTGGCTTTACATACTCGTAAACTTTTTTGGTCATATATCCAGAGTCAATCAAGCAAATAGTTATTCTCAATAGAGCCCCATCTTCCCTGTTAAAAGTTTTAGTTAGATAATCGTCTAACATTTCCCACGGCACATTGGTATAAGAATATCCGTAAATTATTTTATGCTCTATATGCCAAGCTTCCTCACCTTTTCCCCAACCAACAACCAAAACTTCAAGTCTGTCTTCTTGGACATCTACGCTTGCCGTTAACAACAAAACCTTTTTAGGGACTGCTGTATAACTCTCAATTCTTTTTTTAAAATACTCATTTGTTAGCCCGCTTACATCTTCATCTTCGTAAGGCAATCCCATTGATGTGTTAACAAAAACCTTCCAAGTTTCAACATTTTGTTTTGCTTCGTCCATCTTAGAAGCTAACTCTTTAAAGCTAACCCAGGGGGAGTAAAGTTCGTTCAAATAAAACCCTGCCACTTTACCCTGCTTCCCTTCGGCTATCCACTCACCACCTTTTACCATTTCAAGTTTGTCATTATCGGTCAATCTCGCTCCGCAATGTGGGCATTGATAATAAGCCGTAGAATAATCATTACCGTCCCACTTAAAATAATCAAAAGATAAAGTTTGCCTTGCTCCGCATTTAGGGCATTTTACGAAATACTTTCTTTGGTCCGAATTCTTATAGGCAAGCTCAATTCTCGATAACCCTTTTAAGGTAGGGGTAGAGCATACCACTATTTTGCGATTCCAAAAGGTGGTTGTTCTCTTAATAGCCAAACTCAACGGGTCGCCTTCGGCCCCCGCACTTACGGGGTATCTATCAACCTCGTCGGCAAGTAGCACTCTGACAGGCCTTGCGGACAAACTCGCTGGAGAATTAGCCCCTGCTATCGCTAAATACCCGCCCTCGAATTTCTTAAATAAAGTTTTTTCGTCGGGGTTCCTACTCTTTACTGGGTGGAGTATTCTTTTTAATGCTTTTGTATCCCTAATCATTCCCGTCAATCTCTCTTGGGAAAACGCTTTTGCCATATCTAATGTTGGTAATATAAACAGGGTTGGGCTTGGCTCATACTGCATAAAATATCCGAGAATATTTTCAAGGATAGAAGTCTTGCCAACTTGTGCACTACTCATAATTACAACCTGTTCTATCTCTGGGTCGCTTATCGAGTCCATTATGCCCCTTTGGTATTCTGCCCGCGATGTATTCCAACGCCCCGCCTCTGCGGATATCTCTGGGCTCAAAACTCTATAGCTATCCGCCCATTGACTCGCCGTCAAGTTCGGCTTCGGAAGAAATATCTTTGTTGCCTTTCTGATAGCTAATGATATCGCGGTAGGTTTTGACATCGGATAGCTCCTTTTCTATATCTTTTGTTATGCTTTGGGCCTTTATTTTTACAATATTTATATCTTTGGGGTCTTTTAAGAGATATGCTACCTCTGAGGCTATTCTAACGGGCATAGCGTCAATTTTAGATTTTACCATATAAAACACATCAGTCAAAGCTTGCCTTACTAATTTTGCCTCGATTAAACTTCCCTGTAAACTTCTGAGCTCCATTTTTTTTATCTCTGCCTCATAGCTTACCAACCTTGTCCTTTCTTCTGTGAGACCCAGGCTTCCCTGCCCCTCTGCTATCTTGCGGTAATAATCTATTAAAAATCTACAGGCTTTAAAAATATCTACTTTGCCATCAATAATTTCAGGTGCCCCGTGTTCTTTTACAAGCTGTCTATATCGGCGCGATGATATTCCAAAAACTTTTTGGCTTGCTATTTCAAGATTGACAAGATTATCCATTGGTATTTACCTCCCATTTAATCGTCTCGCCGTTTTTAATAATATCTCTTATCCCTGTATATTGGCACCACCTTTCTACAATAACATCGCAGTAGTGGGTGTCTTTTTCTATACCATAGCAAAAACGATTTGTTTGCTCACAGGCTATAAGGGTTGTTCCAGAACCAAGAAAAGGGTCTAAAACAATATTGCCTCGTTGGGATGAATTTAATGTTGCCTCTTCTACCAGTTTTATTGGCTTCATAGTAGGGTGTAAATCTGATTTTAATGGTTTATCTATTGCCCAAACAGATTGCTTGCTTTTACCATAAAATTTATGTTTTCCCCACCATCCGTAAATTATTAACTCGTGCTTGCTTAAATAATCTAACCGACCTAAAACTATATTATTTTTAACCCAAACAAGTATTTGAGATAAATAAAAATTATTGTCTTTAAGTATATTTAATAAGGTTAATAACTCTTTTCCTGCAAAAGTTATATAAACAGAATTGTAATCATTAAGAAAATTTTTAATATTAGCAATAAAACTATTACAAAAAGAAATATAATCGACAATGTTATCATTTACTATAGGTATGTCGATACGCTTCCCCATATCCAATTTATTTAAAAATTCATTTTTGCTTGAATAATTTACGTTATATGGTGGGTCTGTAAATACCATATCTGCCTTTTTGCCGTCCATTAGTCTTTCTATATCTTCCATTTTTGTTGCGTCCCCACATAAAACCCTATGGTTGCCCAAGATATAAAGGTCGCCGTATTTGGTAATTGGCTCTTGATTGACTTCGGGCACCTCATCGTCGTCGATTGCGCCGTCTTTTTGCGTTAAATTATTTATTAGTTTGTTTATGTCTATATCAGGTAAGATAAAATCGTCCAACATCTCAATATCAATATTAAAATCTGTAATAAACCCTTGTAGCCCTTCTTCTGTAATCTCTTGGTAGTGTGAATTGATAGCAAGTAAAATTTTGCCCGCTTCTTCTTTTGTTTTTGCCTCTATATCCACAACGGGTATTTTACTTATTGTGTGTCCCTCTTTTATAATCTCCCTTAATGCCTTTAACCGCCCGTGCCCGTCAATAATATAATTACCATTCCAAACAAAAACAGGCGCAACCCAACCGAATTGTAAAATTGATTTTTTTAATTTCTCAAGGCTTTCTTTGGGCATTTTTTTTAAATCGCCTTGAAAATCTTTTAGCTCTTCGTAATTTAAGTAACGATTACCTTTACATCTTATTGTAATTTCCATTTTAACTCCTTTACTTGCATTGAAACCATTAATATTTTTTTCGTATGTAAAGAAACTTCACGGCTTTGCCCACCGCGCGCGCCTGCCCCCAGCAAGGACCCGCCATTTTTTTTAAACCCGACCTGTAACTACTTTTATTTAAGGCCAAGAAGGCCATTTGCTTTAACGTAGCGCTCGTCTTCGCATTTAAACAACTACTTATATTAGCTACTATCATTAGAGCTCTTGTAGGTATGTTTATATGCCTTTTATGGTTCATTCAGACAGCCCATTCTCTTTTATTAATCAAGGTAATATCTTTGCTCATTTAAAGCCCTTTTAACGCGCTTTATATATACAGCCTGAAGTCTTTTATCAGTCGAGTGGTATAGGCCCACAGATTGCCATAAACTATAACCCTTGTTTATATTCTCTTTTAATATATAGCTTGCAATATTAACATTATCTTTGTTGTTTAGTATATCCATTTTAAACCCTTTATTTGCTAAGCTCTTAATCCACAGGCTGTTTATCTGCATAACTCCAATATCAAACGAACCATCGGAGTTTACGTGGATTGTCTTTTTATATTCGCTCTCCACCTTCATTATAGCCCAAAGTATTTTAGGGCTTATCGAATACTTACGGCTTGCATTATTTACATCTTGGTATATACTTGCATTGGCTATCTTAAACAAGAATATAAATATTATAACTACTCTAAAAAAGGACATCATTAACTCTTATTCCCTCTAACCTTTTATTGGCTATCTCTACGTAGTTTAGCTCTCTTTCTATGCCTATACAATCATAGCCCAAAATCTTACAAGCCACACAAGTAGTCCCGCTACCAACAAAGGGGTCTAATATCAAACCATTAGGGGGCGTAGCCAACTTCACGAGGTATTTAATTAACTCTAACGGCTTTAGGGTTGGGTGGTCATTCTCTATTTGTCTGTTAGCTGTTCGCTCGCTCTTACTTGCTTTGGCACAATAAAAAAAACGAGAAGCGCCACCTTTATCATTTAATAGATTCGGTCTTCTTTTATTGCAAAAAGGAACAGTAGATTTCTTAATTTCATTTGTTCTGTAGTCTGGTCTTGATGTAGTTATTCCTGATTGTTCGTCCAACATCTTTGCCGATTCTTCGTCTAAAATCACATTAGCGGGAAAACGCCCTTTGTTTAGGTCTATTAATTCGCCATTACAACCAAATCCTTCGCCACTAAACCCTCCTGAATTAGGAACGATATTAACCTTTTGCACCCCTCCGTGTGTTCCTATTCTACAACCATCAATATTTAAACCCGCAACGCCCCATTTTAAAGCATTGTTGGCATAACTACCATCCTTGGGCTTCATAGCCATTATAATAGGCTCATAGGCTGGCTTAAGCGATGTGCCGTATCCTTCCCATTCTTTAGCTTCGGAGGTTGTTGGTAGTGTTTTATATTGCTTGTTTTTGACTTTATCTTTATCAAAATTAAACGGAGAGCCGTTAGGTTGATAACTCCTATTCCGTCTTCCCCAATGTTCGTATTCTATCTTTTCTCTTTCCACTCCTTTCATTTTATCAATTGCCTTACTGATATCTAAAGATTTCGGAAACCCGCTACCATAAAGCCACATTAAAACATCTTTAATTTGCCACCCAGCGTCTTCCAATCCACAAGTTAACCTGTGAAATGTTCTTGTTCCACCAAAACATAATAAGGTTGCTCCTGGCTTTGCTACTCTAAAAGCTTCTACGGCCCAAATTCTTACCCATTCTTGAAACTTTTTTAAATCAGTCCCGAAATCGTCCCATTCTTTGCCCATAAAAGCTAAACCGTAGGGGGGGTCGCAAACGAGAGTCGTAACATAATTGTCGGGAAAGGTTTTCATTACTTCAACGCAGTCCCCTTGTATTATTTTATTTATAAAATCATCTGGATATTTCATTTTAACACTTCCTCTATTTTATAATCAGATAATTTTTTAGCAGAAAGCACTGTTTTACCCCCACCTTTTCCATTTGAAGCAATAAAACCATTTTCGGGTAGAAAAAACATTGTTTGTTTTGCTTCACTTGCTTTAATATATCCTATCATTTTAGTATCTATGGCAACAATAGCAAAAATATCAACTTCATTATCTCTATATGACTTATGTCCCCCTTTACCACATCTACGTATATTCACAATATATTTATCTGTTCTATTTTTTCTTTGTGGAACAGGAGTAGGTTGTCGTGTAGTTTTTACTTGTATTTTATATAATTGACCATTAACATCAAGAATAACATCGTAAGGAAGTTGCCCAGTTGATAGATAGGCATTGTATCCTTTTAAAAGTAAATCCGCACACACAAGATACTCTCCAGCAGTCCCTGTTTGTAAATCACTCATTTTATCCATTTTTAGCCCTCTTTTTTTCGGCTTTTATTGCCTCAAGATAATCTGGTATGCTCCAATTTAACAAACGGGTATTTGCTTTAATATATAAACTATCATACTCAGATTGGCCCAATTTAGCAATAAAAATATTTCTCGCCCATTCATAATCGGTATGCGCCTTAATGTGGCACCCGCCACAGATTGCCATTAGATTGTTTTCATCAAACATCGTAGCTTTAAACCTTCTTGAAAAAATATGGTGCACTTGGGTAGAAGGTCGCTTCCCGCACATTTCACAAATAGGCCTTTCTTTTCGTATCCTTTTGGACAATAATGCCCAAAGCTTATTTTGTAAGTCAGACTTTCTAATCTTTCTTTTTTTCATTATTGCCCCTTTTGTTTTTAGTTAGCCCAAACTTTTTTGTATAAGTAACAATAGTCATATCTGAGCACTTGCACTCAATTGCGATATCTCTTATAGTCCGTCTCTTTTTTATATACTGCTCTTTTAGCCAAAGCTTGTTTAGATAATACTTGCTTCTTTGCCTTTCATCGACAATCAATTTATGCCACAACTGGGTAAAACTCGCTGAGCGCTCCAACCTGCCTGGTGGCACTTTAAAACCACTTTTTATTAGCTTGGCTACATACTTAGAGATATTAATTTGATAGAGGTAGCCCATATACCAATCGTAGGCCACTATTCTTGTGCTTGGGTATTTATAAACAATATAGTTGATATACCTTCTGGCCGTATTTCTGCTAACGTCAACCAACTCATATATATCTTCGAGCAAGTCTTCGATAAAGATATAATTAATATATTTGTCCTCTTCGAAAATTCGCTCGAGTAGCTTCTCTATCATTTACCTTTAGCCCTTTCTTTCATAAAACGCTCCAACTCAGCCTTAGTAATCACATATTGCTTGCCCAATTTCTCAGTTTTTATCCTGCCTTTTTTAATCAGTCGCCTTGTCCAATCTGTGCTGTAGCCCAAAACCGTCGATGCTTCTCTCAAGTTCAGAAAGCCTTCCATAAACTAACCCCCTTTAAAATATTATTCTATTATCGCACA